TCAACCTCGGTTATGCTGCTGTCGCTGTCGCTGTCGCTGTCGCTGTCCTCTGGAAACAGTGTCCCGATGTGCTTGCCTACGAGGTTTCGAGCACTGTACTTGAGAGCGTACTGCACGTCCTGGGACGTTATCGTGTTTCTCTCACACATCTTCACATAGTGTCCGGCGAGTATCAAAGCGCTTTCAAACACGGGCTGTATGATGTCGGTCGCCGACTTGATAATCTCGTCTTCCATTTGAAGAAGACGAGGTTTTAATTTTTAACCCTGCAGAGACATGTTGTTGTCTATGAACAGTACACCCGCTATCCCGTGCTGAACTCGTAATATGTTGTATCCAACGCCGTATATTCTGATGTTTCTCGAGTTTGGATTTGGCGACAGTGTCATCCAAATGTTTTGGTTCATTATTCGACTCATGTTCACCTGTCCCGTCGGGAGGTAGTTTTCAGGGTCTATCGAAAAGCTATAGTTGTAAATGTCCATGTCAGGTCGTCTGGTGTGGTTGTTGAGAAACTGAACGTACCCCATGTACACGTCGTTTGCAATAGTCGGCGATATCACATCCTCGCCGTTAAACTGAAGCTGGAGCGTCTGGAGCTGCTGCGCGCCGGTCGACGTGTTGAGATAGTTCCAATAATCGTTGGTCGCAACGACGTTTGAATCTTGTATGCAGAAAAACAATTCTTTGACTGGGTTTATAAAGTACAGCTTGTACCCGTTGAGAACGTTCGAACCGGCTGGGACAGTCACGGACGCCTGTTGGAGCTGTGTTATCACGTAATCTATTTTTGCACCTTGTATGTACTTTACCTCTTCGTCAGCCAGGAAGACGTATTCGACTGGCAGGCTCGCCTGAAACTGCTGAAGAGGCGTAGACGTCGTCAGCGTGGTTGTCGTGTTTAGAGTACTCACAAAGTACTTCATGGAAAACACAGGAGACGCCGTCTGGTTTATAAACGTGAAAAACTGGTTGAGACTGGGTGAGTACGCTATGCTTGTTGCGTAATACGTGATTCCGGGCGGGACGCTGTACACGTTTGCCACGGGGTACGGGAACGTGACCCCGCCGTCCAACGACGATACGTACACGTTTGATATGACGCTGTTCGAACACGCAACCGGGGAGTTGCTGTACACCTGACCGTATTCGGCCGAGTACGCCGTGTACGGGCCAAACGTGTTGACGAGGCTGTTGATGACAGTCGACCCAGCCGTGTACGAATACATTTGTCGTGTAGTCATGTCACCTATAACAAACGACGCGAGAACGGGCGACCACGCGATGGTTCCTAGTCGCGCACCGGTCGACACGCCAGTTCCTGTCGCTACGAATGTAGGGCTCGTAAAAGTAACCACGGTGTACGTGCTCGTTCCAACTATGGTACCTACGGCGGTAAAGTTTGTTCCGTCGGTCGCAACGTCTAAATAGTCTACACGCCCATCGAGCGGGTCGTTCACGCCGCTAAATCCGGTTGCGAGACCGAAATACGATATGCCCGCCCTGTATGACGCTGGACTCGAACTCGAAGAAATACCAGAGCCGACCAGGAGTATGACACCGGTGTTGTTCTGTGCAATTCCTTTTATAGGCCCTGTGAATGTTGGAATGTTTGTAAACGGAACAAACCTGAAAGCGTTAAAGTCGTAATAGTAAAACGCATTGTTCGGTGTCAGAACCGTGGTTGGAGTGAATACAAACACAGACGAGTAATTGAGCCACCGTACGCTTGAAAAGTTTGCCGCGAGTGTGTTTGGAACGATGGGGCTGGGCGGATTCCACGTTATGGAGCTCGTGACTGTGAGATTCGTCTGGAGGTTTCCTCCTGCGATGACGGCTTGGAGGCTTCGCAGCTGAATCCTGACTTCAACCTCCTGGCGACTGAGCGCGCACAGTGGTATCGACAGCGCTTCGTTTCTAAAGAAATAAAACGGGAGTGGCACTATGAACGTCCTCGGGTAGAACCCGTACGCGGGCTGCTGGACGCCCTCCTGGTACGCGGTCGCGGAACCCAGTGCGAACGAGTCGCCGGGCGTGGTCCCGACCATGTACGTCAGAGACGCCTGTTGCGAGTCGCTGATAAAGGACTGGTCGTAAATCTGCATAAACTCTCCGTTTATTCGCTCGATGGTCTGACCGCCGATGACGAGGTCCGCGTACTCTATTATTGCGTTGCCGACGCCGTTCGTGTACCCGCCCGCCGACAGAGGCGGTAGAACCATCTTTATGTAGAGGTTTCGAATGAGCTGCCCGTTTCGAGGAACTATGACGTTGACCCAACTTCCAAAATTGATGCCTGTTTGAAAAAAGGGAACTTCGAGCGTCTCGAGCGCAAACTTTGTGTACCTGTTAAACTTTTTGATAAAGTACGTCACGTCAGGTGTTCCAGACAGAAACTCGTCTTGGAGTCCGACAGACGCAAGCTGCACACGTCCACTGGACATTATACTGGTAGGGAATATAAAGTTTAAGTGTCTTCGGCTTGTGAAAAAATGCACAACTAAATTCCTGTGCACACAGTAGCCATGAGCAAGTTGCAGCTCAGAAAGTTTCGTCCAGAGTCAATGGCGGATGACAAGATATGTGTCTTCATAGGAAAAAGAAACACCGGCAAGTCGGTGCTCGTCACTGACATCTTGTACCACAAGAGGCACCTTCCAGCCGGTATAGTCATGTCGGCGACGGAGGACGGCAACCACCACTACAAAAAGTTTGTACCTGACCTGTTCATTTACGGAGACTACGACCGAGACGCCATAGAACGCGTCCTGGCTCGGCAAAAGACCCTGGTGAGCCAAGGTAAACAAAACTGCGGGGCGTTCATGTTGCTGGACGACTGCATGTACGACCGCAAGTTCATGAAGGACGTGTGCATCAGACAGTGCTTCATGAACGGACGCCACTGGAAAATCTTCTTCATGCTGACGATGCAGTACTGCATGGACCTGTCCCCGGACCTCCGAGCAAACATAGACTACATATTCATTCTTCGTGAAAACATTTTGCAAAACAGAGAAAAGATTTACAAAAACTTTTTTGGAATATTTCCAACATTTGAAATGTTCAATCAAGTGATGAACTCGTGCACGGAAAACTACGAGTGTCTCGTGCTCGACAACACGTCGCGAAGTAACAGAATAGAGGATTGTGTATTCTGGTACAAGGCTAAATTGCACAATAATTTTAGGATTGGTTCTCCGTCGCTGTGGGCGTTTCACCAGAAGAATTACAACCCGAAGCACGACACCGACCCAGCCCCTAGGGTCGAACAGAAAAAAAAGTCGTCAGCAGTCACGGTTGTCAAAAGTCGTTAGACTCTGTAAATTGTACCTGGGATAGTCTTGTATCCCGAACATTCATAGTTAAGGTATCCAGGTAAACCTACATACACATACTGATAGTACGACCTACAGTCTGATTTTTTTGTACAGTAACGAAAGTTATTTGCTGATATGTGGTACTCCGCGTCTTTTTCAGTTACTTGTTTAGAACCTGGTTCAGGAACGTAACGCCTCGATATGCGCCAGTGGTACCCGTCATCGTAAAACTCGTGTTCCTGATTCTCTACTTTTTCATCGAAGCGTGTAAAGTACTTGATGATAGCTTGATGTTTGTACGCCTTTGTCAACTTTGGACTCACGATGTCGTTTTCAACTTTACGCGTGGGGTCTTCTAACCACATCTTGATGTTTTCCTTCCAGTTCTCGTACATGCTCTGCGACAGGGGACGCACGCAAGGTGTGTGGTCCATGAGCTGTCTCTTTGTCATAACACTAGGTCCACGTGTTGTGAGACGCATGAAACGATTTTCAGTCAGCTGAGACACCTCTTTTTCAAATTCCTGTTTCCAAGTTAGGTAGTCCATTCTTGTGATATGAACAGTGCAACTTTTTAATAGTTAATAATCTTTTCACGAAACATAAAGTAGTACGCAATCATGAGTCCAGCAAGAAGACTGACTACGGAGTGCATTCTCATCGATGGCATCTGGAACAGCATGAATATGTGAGTCAGAAATATTATTGATATACCAATGTAATACGAGACAAGATGAACATCGACCATTTATAGTACCAATTATTTTTTGTGCACGCGCTGAGATTTAATTGTTAAAACCTTTGCACCAGGTAATGGACAGCGTCAGCACCATGAACTTGAGCGACGGCGGCGACTCGTCAATGACTCCATTCTTTTCGTCTCCACCAGTACCCGAAGGAAGACTGGCTCAGAAACCACAGGAGGGAAACTTGAA